ACAGCATCCGCACGTAGGGATCGCCGACGCCTACTAGCTCATGGAGGATGGGGAAGTAATCGTAGATGTAGCCGTCGTTGTTGTTATAGCAGATTGCTGGGACGGGCACCCTTGCGAGGCCACTGGCCGCCGAGTAGACTACTCCACCGGCCTTGTACTTGAGCGTAGCGCTGTCAAGGCTAACGTCGCCGTTATTGGCCGGGGGGGGGTAGGTGATTCCCCGGAGCGTTATGGTAGTGCCCAGCGTTTCCAGGATGCTGCCGGAGGGAAAAGTCAATTTCCGATTGGCGGCGTCCAGGGTCATGATGATATTTTTGTCCTTGTCGTAGAAGACAAGGTTGCCTTCCACCCCCTTGGCCGTAATATTACTCAATTCGGCTGCCCGGCTGATAAAGGGGATTGATAAGATCATCGCCAGGGCAATGACGATAAACCATTTTTTCATTTTTGCCTCCTTAAAAAGGGCGAGTCAAACCGCCCCCCTAAATTTGTTAGACCAATGCGGAAGCCGATCTATTGCCGGTATAACGCGGTTCCAGAAGCGCATGAACCTGCACATTGCCCGTCGCGCCGCCCGGATCGGTAAAGCGCATGGTCAGCCATTCCTCGGCATTGGCAACGTCCATGTCAACCGCGTCAACCTCAACGATCAGCATGTAATTGTCATAGGTTCCATGGGTCAGCGTCAAGGTATTGGCTGTCGCATCGGCAGCTAAAACATCGCAATCCGCCGCCCCTTGAGCTGCGCCGCCAAAGGCGTAATGGAAGGTCAGGGCGGATGTGCAGGCGCCGTCCGTGGCCCCGCTGTAAACTTCGAGGGTAGCGCTGGCCCCGCCAAGGTCTTGAAGCCCCACGATAAAGGTGGCGCGGTGATAATTTTTCATGTTGATAGAATCTGTGTCCAGCGTCGCGCCGGCATTCAGATCACCATCACTCAAAACCGGAACTATTTTCATCAGTTCGGCAAGTCTCATTGTTTTTTACCTCCTTAGGGTATTTTTATCCTTTTAAGCTCTCGTCGCCAAAGTCACAAACGGGCTGCGCGTGGTGCTGGCGCTGCCTTTGTACGGCGTAATTGCCGAGGACCACCGCGGTTGACCGTCAAAATAGTAGATGAACCGGAAGGTTTCCTGATCGTAGATGAAATTGACATGGATCGACATGGCTTCGTCGATATCGCCACGGTTAGCCGTGATGTACTGACTGAAATCGGCCAGGATGATATCGCCCACCGTACCGATAGTCGCGCATTGCTCGATTTCCACCACCGGAACACCCTTGATCCGCAACAGGCCATCGGCCCCATAAGTGACAAATCGCGGTTCCAAGGCGGCAGTGCCCGCCACAATGGAAAGCTCATCAAGCTGGGGGTTCACGTCCCGGTTAATCAGCCATACCATGTTTTCCCGACGACCAATTACTCGCGCCCACATTTTCGAGAGATTGGTGGTCAAAACAGTAGCGCCGAGTTGCCCGGTTTCCTTAGCCTGCGAAACAGTGCAGCCGGCGGCCAGCAGACCCAGGGCTTCACCCGCGCCGGTCCCGTTAATGACTAAATCCTGACCCTTAAAGGCAAATTCTTCACCGAAAAGCTGCCGCATTTCCTGACCCAAGAATGTCACGTTGCGGATGGTTTCCCCGGAGGCATAATAGAGCCCCGTCAGCTTCGTCGGTTCGATCCTGACTTTGCTGAACTTAGTTTTTGTCGCTGTGAATTCGGCCAGTTCTGCCGTCGTATAAACGCGGATTCCACCACCCCGCGAACCATTGGCGCGGGAAGTTTCATCAATCCCGATGATTTCGATGAATTGCGTACTGCCGGTAAGCGTCCGGGAAGCGCAGCGTCTAAGCACCTCTGAATTATTGAAACCATTAGTAAGCAACTCCACGGAGGTTTCGCCCTGCAGGAAGAATCCGCCATCGGAAGGAATGCCGGTCGTAAATCCGCCCGTTGCAGCGGCCCGGCCTTCCTTTTTGGCCCGCTCTTCCATCTTCTCCCGGTTGCGTTTTTCCGTGCGTTCCAGGCGAGCGCGGGAGCCGCGAACTTCAAGATCGTCAAAGTTTGACGGCCTCGACATGGTGCGAATATCCATAAGCTGCTGCCCCAGCATGGTCGCCGGCGATCCCCGGTAAATCGGCGCATCCGGGATTTCAATGTTACCCGGTCCTTCCACGGTCAGAGCGGTCCCGCCCTCGCCGTAGAGCTGCGCCCGCAGTTCTTCCTCGGCCTTGAAGTCATCCCATTCCCGTTTGGCCTGTTCGATTTCGGCTTTCAATGCCGCCCGCGCTTCCAGCTCTTCAGCAGTCAGCGCCCTGGTTTCGGATTCAGCCTTCTTGCGTATATCCTCCATTTTTTTGAAGGCATCATCCATTCTCTTCTGAAATTTGTTCATTTTTTACCTCCTTAAAGTCCGCAAATTTGTTTGTAAAGCTGGTCCTCTTCCGCAAGAAGGCCGTGCATGGTCAGCGGATCAGCCGTGCCTTTATTGCCGGCATCCTCGCCGGATTGTTTCCGCCATGCTTCCAGAGAGCGAAGTCCCACTTCGGTATCGGGGTAGGCCGGAAAAGTAACTGTCGATACGTCGAAGAGTTTGACTTTCACAAGGGTCCTGATTTCCTGCTTGTCCACCATCTCCCAGCGGTCGGACAGCGTTTGAAAGCCAAATGACATCTGGTCGGTGTCGCCCCGGTCAATGCTCATCATCAGGTCTCGCACCCATTGCGCCTCAGAAGGCGCGATATCGACTTTCAGGCCCCGGTCATCTTCCGACAGGGTAAGCGTGCCGCTCTTGTTCCGTCCCAGCACGTAATCGGAGTTGTGGTTTTTCAGCGCCCGAATATCATCCTGTAGAATGGTTTCCTTGAAAGCGCCGGGTTCTATTTTCTCTCGGAACCAGCCTAAATCTTCCGACAGAGTGTTGAATACGGCTGCATAGCCGGTGATGTGCCGAATGCCCTTTTCATCAGCTACCGCCCGCAGTTCAGTCACCTGGAATCGGCGCTCAAAATCCTTATTGCTGGACGTTTTCCTTTTTTCCATGGCTAACCTCTTTAGTTTTCGTCTTTTTTTCTTTTTCCCGAATTTCATATTTCGGCAAGATCGCCTTTTCGCAATCCGGCTTCATGGCTTCACCGGCGGTGTCGGAGTCACGATGTCCGCCCCCAAATCGGAAAGCCCGATCATATTGCGCTCGATGATATATTCTTTGCCTAATCCGTCGGGAATTGGATTCAGATTTTCCTTTTCGCGCCACTCATCGGCATTAATTACCCCGTTCCGCTTGGCCAGGGTAAGCGCCTGGTAACGGGTAAGGATGTCGCCCCGGAGCAGGCCGTCAATGTTATGCTCAAAGAAGTACACCCCGCGCTCGTCATCGCTGAGCAATGCCGAATTGTAGGATTGTTCAAGCCGGACCAGCCAGGACCGGAGTGTTTTCGTCACGTAATCGATGGCAAATTGTTCGGCGCTGGCATAGGTCGAGGCCTTATCGTATTCGCCATACATTTGCGGGGGCAGCCGATAAATCCGCGTCCCGATTTCGACATTTTGAAACTTCCTCGATTCCAGGAATTGTGAATCTTCCGGCGGAATCCCGACCTTTTCCAGCTTCATGCCTTGTTCCAAAAGCATGAGTCGATGAGCCTTGCCCAGGCCCCCATAAACTTCATTGGCCGCCTCCCGGAACGCCTTCGGCTCCTTAATTGGGTTCTCGTGGGTCAGCACGGCGCCGGGATGCAGGCCATCCCCAAAATAGCGCTCGCCAAATTCTTCAAGCGCCATGCCCAAACCAATAGCTTCCCGCGCGGCCGCAATGGGAGAGTAACCGATGAGTCCGTTAAAGCTCAGCCCGGGCGTGTGCATGACGCTTGGTTTCATCAGATCCACGTCTTGAAGCCCGGTCCCGGCCATGCTGATATGATAGTAGATTTTCTTTTTTTCGTTCCGTTTGACGGTCACGCGGTTTGGAGTGATCGGCCAGAGAGCGAGAGGCTTTTTCAGCAAGCCGCCGGTTCTCTCGATCTCGGCATAGGCATTGCCCCAAGCAAGCAGATGGCTGGCAAATGTTTCCCGAAAACTCATGGCCGTCATCTCAGGGTTCGGCTGATCGTGAAGGAGAACATAGCGGTTGTCATCCCAGGCCCTATCCTTGCCGCCGCCCTTGCGCCGACCACCCATCTCCTTTGGCGGCTTCATCATGTGCTTTGGCATCTTGTGGTCGGCGTGCTTCACTTCGTCTCCTTTATCACCGTGAACCTTGAAGGTGCGCTCTCGGTAACGATTCCCTGCTCACGGTAGACCGCCAGCCTGTACGCCTTCTCATCGCAAAGAGAGCACTTG